GAAACAATTAGACGGCTGGAGAACCGTGTTGACGAGATTTATCGCTTGCTTGTTAATCGCGCTAAGTCTTAGCGGATGCGGGTACCAAGGATGGGTTCGTTATCCTTGCCAAGAATATGAAAACTGGCAAAAGGAAGAGTGCCAACCGCCAAGGTGTGAAGCAATTGGACAATGCACAAAAGACCTACTTCCTGAAGTGGACACATCAAATGGCTAGAAAACGCTTCACACCCGAGGAACTGCACGCTCGTTTAATTGTCACTATTGGTGTCATTTTGGCGGTTGTATTTGCAGGTTCTGTTTTCAGCCTTCTTTACGCTTTGCTATTTATCACGCAACCTATGGCACAAGCCCCAAATGACGCTGCTTTTATTGATCTTGTTTCTACTCTCAGCGTGTTTCTAACAGGAACTCTTGCTGGCATGGTCAGCGCTAATGGGTTAAAATCTAAACCAAAGCCTCCAGTCGAGGATGGAAAGGAAGAGCCGAAATGAGTATCAAAAAAGTATTAGAACTCTGCAAAGCCACAGTTGGCTACACAGAAGGTCAAAACAACGACACCGAGTTCGGCAAATGGTATGGATTAAACAACCAACCCTGGTGTGCGATGTCTGCGTCTAAGATGTATGCCGATGCGGGACTTATCAAATCCGTGGCAAACACTAAGAAGGGCTTTGCATCATGTGATGCTTGGCTAAAGTACCTAACAAAGAACAACCAACTAGTGCCTCTTGGCCAAGCCCAGGCTGGCGACATAGTTTTCTTTCAATTTGATGAGGATGCTCAACCCGATCATGTGGGAATAGTGAAGTGGCATAACACCGCTTTAAAGTACCTACAGGTCTACGAGGGCAACACATCAAGCGGTAAATCAGGCAGCCAATCTAATGGTGATGGGTTTTACCTCAGGAAGCGCGACTATAAAACAATTATGGCGGTAGCCCGCCCAAAGGAGACAAAATGAACGCCAAGTTAAAAGCAGCAATTGAATCTTATGCACGCTCATTCGTTGTAGCGGCTATTGCCGTTTACTCAGCGGGAGAAACCGATCTGAAGGCTATTGCGATTGCTGGATTAGCCGCTATTGCTGGCCCTGCAATCCGCGCCGTAAACCCAAAAGACCCTGCGTTTGGCCTAATTGCAGATGCGGTAGATGTTGAAATTAAGGCGCTTGCTAAGAAAACAACTAAGAAAAAGAAGTAAAAGGTTTAAGAAAAGCACCCGACATATAGCGGTCGGGTGCTTTCTCTTTTCTAAGTCTTGATGTAACCTTTACGCTATAGGAGGCAACACATGGCACTAGATAAGGCTTTCTCGGAGATTTTAAGTAAGAGAACTTCCCACCGAATGTCTAACATCTGTTCATACCAAGTCTTGTATAACTCGCTAAGCGAGCAGGATCAAAAGACACTAGATGAGGCGTGGGAAAAACAGTACCCAACCAACTTAATTGTTCAGGCCTTGCGAGCAGATGGTCACAAATGCAGCACCGACACTATTCGCATTCACAAGAATGGCACTTGTAGATGTCCGAAAGCCTAGAAGCCTTGCTGAAAGAACGCGGCAAAATGTATGGTGACGCTGGCGATAACTTCATCGCTATTGGCCGAGGCTGGGGCGCTATTTTAGACATAGCAGACATTCCTCCACATCAAGTTGCCTTAATGATGGACTTTCTTAAAACCATCCGTTGTTCCAACAACCCTACGCACCAGGATTCGTGGCAAGACAAAGCGGGGTATGTGGAACTGGGTAGAAGGATTGCGTTAGATGAGTCTTAAAGACCAATTCAATGAAATGCCCGAGGGCGTAGAGTCCAACGATGTAAAAGAATTACGCATGGCAATGATCCGCCTTCAAAAGCAGTTAAAGAAAGCCAAAGAAAGAACCGAAGAGTTGGTTGAAACCACTCAACAGGCCGCTTATGACGCGATGCTTACTATGGGCAAATATGACCCAATAGTTGCCCCTATTCCAAGCAAGTCAAAGAAAGTGGGCGAAGTTGCTCTATGGCACATGACTGACTGGCAGGGTGCTAAGAAAACCACCAGTTATAACAGCGAGGTAATGCGCAAGCGAACTCTAGATTTTGCACAAAAGGCTGTGCGTGTAACTGACATTCAGAGAGCCGATCACCCTGTACGCGATTGCACCATCATGTTTGGCGGCGACATGGTTGAAGGCTTGTTTAACTTTCCTACCCAGGCTTTTGAAGTTGATGCCACGCTTTTTGAACAATATGTAAACGTGGCAAGACTGTGCGTTGATGTAGTTCGTTTTGCGTTGGCTAATTATGAAAAGGTCACAGTTGTCGCTGAATGGGGTAACCACGGCCGTATTGGATCTAAACGCGACAATGTTCCTCGTTCCGATAACTTTGACCGTATGTGTTACGAGTTAGCAAGACAACTTTTATCAGGTGAAAAGCGTCTGATTTGGCAAGACTGCCCCGAGGATATTCAGCGTGTGCAAATTGGTAACTATCGCGCACTATTGATTCATGGTGACGAAGTTGGCCGTAATGGATTTGCGAGTCCGATGGCGATTGTCCAGCACGCGAATCGTTGGCGTAGCGGTGCTTATCCATGGGAGTTCCGAGATGTTTACATTGGGCATTATCACACTCATGCTGAGTGGCCTATGGCTAACGGCCAAGGTTCGGTTTATCAAACTGGCTCAACAGAGTCCGACAACCGATACGCAGGTGTGATGTTGGCAGCAAGTGCCACGCCATCGCAGCGTTTGCACTTTGTGGACCCTGATAAGGGCCGCGTAACTGCCGCTTACAAGATTTGGTTAGATTGAGGCCTCGGCCGCATCAACCGCATCATCTAATGAACGCTGATGTTCTTTAGAGCAGTTCCCACATTCTTTGCACATTAGTCGTCGTCATAATCATCGCCGTAGTCGCTCGTGATCAAGCGCATGTCGGCAATATCAACGCCGTTTTCTTTTGCTTTATCCATCGCTTCCTTAAATGTAGAAAGACAACGGTTCGTTAAATCAGAAACCATGTCGGGATATTGGGCCTCAGTTCCCAGTTCCACGGCAAGGCCACCTATTCTGATTGAGATTTGCGAATAAGCCATGTCGACCCCCTTGCTGAAATTATGCCCGTAATCCCGCCTGTAATGAATCCGCCACGCCCGAGAAAGGGTCCTTCCAATTCGGTCGCCTTTGTGCAAACCTAGGACCACCAGGGCGAAAGCCCCCAAATGGAAGGAAGGTCCATGGCCGAGAAATACAGCCTGGAAGACTATGAAACAGTCGAAATGCGTCTGCGTAGACTGTACGAAAAATACCCAACAGCCCGATTGCTTACAGACTTGGTGTTTCAAGATGAACGCCGTTTTATTTGTAAGTCTTTCTTATACCTTGATCCAAAAGACAGCACTCCGCACTCCACAGGCTATGCCGAGGAAATTGTCGGTGCTGGATTTGTAAACAAAACTTCAGCCCTTGAGAACTGTGAGACTTCGTCAATTGGGCGATGTTTAAGCAACTCGGTTCTTTGCCTTGGCGCACCAGTTGGCAAACGCCCCTCTCAAGAAGAGATGCAAAAGGTCGAGCGTTACAAAGCAGAACCACGCAAGTCACCAGTCAAAAAGGTCACTTTCACAACCGATGAGTTAACGCTGGCAGAAGCCTCTATCCAAACGGTGGCAAAAATGACCGATAAAGAAAAGTTGCGTGATCTGTGGACTACAAGCGCAGCCATCTTGGATGCCCCAGTAAACGGAACAACGCTCAAAGATGTAATCAATAACCGAGTTGCGGAATTGAGCGCATCATAATGATGGCCGAAGCCGTAGAACTTCCGCTGACTCCTTACGCTGGAACATCAGGCTGGTCGGGAACAACCACCAGCCAGGATCGCGCAATTCAAGAGGATTCAAACGGAACCACAAAAGACCGACAAAGTTTGACTTTGCGAATTGTTAACGCAACCAAAACTTATGGAATGACCTGGCAAGAACTAGCCGATGCAACAGGCTGGCACCACGGTCAGGCTTCGGGTGTGCTTTCAGTCCTTCACAAAGAAGGGTTGATTGCACGCTTGACTGAAAGGCGCGGTAAATGCGCCGTTTATGTTGGGGTAAATTCTGTACAAAACAGAACCTTATCTGTAAGAAAAACCAAGTCATGTAAGCATTGTGGAGGTGCGCTGTGAGTGATAAAACTAAGAAGTTCCAACCGAGTGCTGGCTTTGTAGTCTCGGTTCACATGAACAAGTTAGGCATCAGGGCGGTTGCCGCCGAGTTAGACGGTATTTTTGCCGAGGTTTTGGCAGAGGCCATGGATAAGGCTGGTTTCCAGTTAGTTCCCGATCCATTCAATTTAACAAACGATGCCAAAAAGGTCATTGAAATGGAAGAGCGACAAAAGACTGCTGGACTTACTTTGGTAAAGGAGGAAGCCGATGATGACTCAAGTGGTAACACCAGCACAGATTGAGGCACGCCTTTATGCGTTGTCTAAAGAAATCGATGAAGGCCATGAAATCTTGGTTAACACCGAGCGTGAATTTCATCAGACCACGGCTGAGTACGAAGTGGCTATGGCACGCACACGCATTTCTTTGGCCAGTAAATCATCACCGACTGGTAAAAATTACACAGTTGGCGAGCGCGAAGACATCGCAATTATAGAAAATGCCGACC